GGGTAAACTTAGCCCGAGGAGTTGTCACGTTCAGTCCGCCCGGCGCCACGATATTCACGGCATGGCTGTTTGGGTCGAGCTCAATATAAGCCGCACCGTCATCCGTTCGCATCTGCAGCGTAGAGGTGCTGATATTCCCTATAACTTCCGCCTGCGACTGCGGGCCAATGAACGCAAAGGCGTCTGACAAATCATGCTGCCGAGGGTCGACCGGCTCCTGCACGCCGCCGTTCTGCCACCAGAAGTCGATGCAGCGATCCGAAAACACCACCAGACACTCGTCACCATCTTTAACGGGAAAGGTGATGGTGCAGCCGCCACCGCGCGGAAACACCACCGGCACGTCGACGAGCAAAGGTAGCGGTGACGATTTAAACTGACCTGCCTCATCTGCCACCTGACCTGATATGGCCGGCTGAACAGTGCAGGTACATGCTATGGGGTCGAACGACTGGATGATGCCAGGCATGGATACGCGCAGCATGGAGAAGATGCTGTTATACAGCTGCTCGCTCATCTGCTCGCTACTGCCAACCTGTGAGTTAAGGGATACGGGCATGCTTTCTCCGAGCAATAAAAAACCCGCACGATGGCGGGTAGAATTAAATTGGACCTGTTTTTACCGGGGCAGGCTCCCGATTCCCGCTATTCCCCAACAGCCGGAAAAATCGTATTCTGTTCTTACCCCAACAGTGTAAGGAAAGATTTATGACGCCAGATAGAGCCGGTGGTCATGTGCCAGTAAGGCCCATGCCCGCGCCAAAACCACCAAGTAAGTGAGGCAAGTATGAGCCGTAATGAGATCATTTTTAACCTGTATTACTCGCATTATCTTGAGTTAATGAATGGAACCCTTATGGGTAGAGTCGACAGGTGTATTTCTCTTTTGTTGATGGTTCTCGGCGGCGCAGCACTTGCCTCATTCGCAAATTACATAGCCTTTGGTGCTGGTGTAGCTTTTATATCCGCCTTTCAGTTTGTTTTTCAGCCCGGAAACAAATCTGGTTTATCTATTGAGCATTCCAAAAAATACCTGCAGTTAGTGATGCTGGAGTCGACTCTTGCGGATGATGAGATTTTGCACAAGCGCTACCTTGAAATACAATCGCTGGATAACCTGCCACTAGGTTTACTCAAAAATGCAGCATTCAAACGTGCTGCTATAAAGCTTGATTTAGATGATCAGTCGCCACCTTTGAGTAAAACCGAACGTTTTGTAGCATGGATTGCTGGTGATTTACCTGAGAATCAAAAAAATGAAAGGCAGAGTTTACACTCCTGACCACGCCCCAATTAGGCCGATGCCTAATCCAAATCCACCTAAGCCAAAAAAATAAATAAACCCGCTTCGGCGGGTTTTATTTCACCCTTTTGCAATCATACGTCCAGAACTGCCGGGGTTCGTCCATGTTTGTGCGAACTACTTCGACATTGAGGATAGGCTTGCCGTTTCTCGCCACGAAATCCATTCCAAGCCAACGACCAACGTTTGAATTGGGTAACATCCATTGTATTTGTACGTTGTTGTAATCCTCTTTTTCCTTGAGGAATGTAATTTTTTGAGTCTCAGGCTTATCACCATTTATCCTTGCAAATCCGTCTTGAGCTTTCCATTTGATGACAAATGGGCCGCAAGATGTATCTGCCATCGAAAATGATGAGAAGCAAAGGAGAAAGATGACGGGGATAATTTTCATGTGTATTGAGCTGCGTCCAAACCTTTTGAATTAAGCAGATCTCTGCTCCCTTTGGCGAGGCAAAGTAGGTCCATGTACCAGTTTTGTCCTCGCGTATCACCAGTATAATCAATGCTGCCTACGATGTAATCGCCATCAGTATTAATTGCAGCAGGTTGCGCGCCTGCAAGCCCATCTACGTACATATTGCCATCTGAGGCTGACTCTTTCAGCATGCCGCCTGCCCCTTGCCGCCCGGCCACTTGCTCAGTACTGAGCGCGGTCCTGTAGACCGACGCCTGATCCAGTCGAACGAGTCCGCCCAATTTGATCGCTGGGTTTATCAGGCACCTCACGTTAACGCCAGCTCCCATTGTCTGCTGGGGCATTCCGATCAGCCCGGTATTGGCATTCAGCACCACTACCTCATCGATATATTTAGTCTCAGGCACCATGTGCACCTGATTGTTTTCATACCACCAGTCGGCCTTGCATTGCCCAGCAATGTTATTCATGAGGTCGGCGGTGTTACTGAGAAGCACTCGACCGCGTGGGAATACGGTATCAGGAAAATCAGGAGTTGAGCCGGCAGTAATGCCGTATGGCTCATAGGTTTTCATGCCTGCAGTGAAAAGGTCAGAATATCTCCAGCCAGCGGCTACGGTGGTCCTTACCCCTGCATACAGATGCCCTTGCCAACTGTCGATGCACTGAAGCATGATCCAGGAGTCGGTAATATTGTCTTTTCCGGCCACGGTGAAACGAATGTCACCGTTAAAAATGGTCCCGATATTCTGATCAGGGTAGTTTCCCAAATCATCAGGGTTGCCATTATAGCCAGCGATGACCTGAATACGGCTGAATTCCTGCCGGGCGATGCGGCTTTGGGTTTCCTGAGACAGATTGTAGATTTTAAAGTCACCCACAAAACCGTTGAAGATGGTCGCGGGCATCTTCTGTATGCTAAAGGTGACCTTTAAATCAGTAAGGGAGATTCCATTCCCCTTATCATCCAGCAGTTGCAGCTCAAAATGACGCATCCAGTTCTGTGACATGCTTACTCCGTTTTAATGAGAAGGTGGCTGACCGAGCCCAGATCATTCTCTGTCGGGTAATCCTGCCCCTGTGCATCGCAGACGACAAAGAGAGAAAAACCCAAATTTAGGTAAACATACTGGCCCAGCAGATCGCACCCGGTAACCAGAGGTATACTGCCTACAACCAACGCACCATCGGCGCTATACATGTCGAGATACCAGCAATCAGCACGCCAGATAATAGTCATCTTAAAGATGGTTCCGGCGATTGTTGTGGTAAAAGTCTGGTTCTGGGGCTGCAGGGGAATTTCGGTGATTATCATGAGAAAATACTCTGTGCGGCCGAAGCTGCCTGGCTAAGCAGAGACTGGCTGGGTTGTTTAGCTGACTTCACTCCTGCATCCTGCACAGCGCTAGTGTTGGCCCCCTCTGTCATGTTTTCCTTTGAGGCACCTGTAATGGTCAAAGCCTGTGTGGTAATTACCTCGCGCATAGTCACACTGGCCATCAGAACGTTTTCCGATGTACGGTCAGTCGTTACATCCAGCACGCGGATCAGCATGTTGGTGTAAATTCGCTTCCCGGTAACTACATCGAAAGGCTCCTTTTTGCGCTGCAACTCCAGCAACTGGCTGTAAATTTCCTTAGGCCCTGACCCAACTGAAATGCCTATTGCCGAGGTGTCTATCATATCTAGCAGTGAGCCGCCGCCAGAGAACCCCACCTCCATTACAAGCTCAGAAGCACGGCGATAAGCGTGATCAGCCACAAAGCCCGCCCCGCTGCTGGTTGGTCGCTCAACAGGATGCTCAGTTATTTCGAGCACATCGCTGTGCTTTTCTGAGATAACAACGTCGGGAATGATGATCCCTATCTTTCGCGAACGCTGATGAAGTAGCACCGACAGGACATCCATTAGCCACCTCTCCTCATAAGTTGCTGGGTAGCGCGGGAGCTAACCTGATTCTGTTTGTCTGCCACAATATTCCCGGCTTCACGTGGGTCAGATACGCCATGGATGTTGATAGTGGTTGCCTGATTTACAGTCGGAGATATAGCTCCAGACGCAGCTCGATTAACCAGTTCGCCTGAGTAGATGTTGCGGCCATTCTCATGGCGAATAATTCCATCCATCAGCTGCGAAAGCACCTGCGGATTTTGCAGATTCAGCGCGGCACTGGGATCAACACCAAGCCTTGAAGAGATGGCGTTAACATATGCTCCGGTATTGTTCTCGGAAGATGGCGCCCATGTTGAAATAATGCCTTCAACCGAGTTGATGCCGCGCTGAGCATATAACATCAGCTGGCGGGCCATTGCCTTCAGGCCATCATAAGCCGTTTCAAACTTCGCAAAGCGGCCGCCAGGCTTTTCCAGTGACGCACCTGCTTGCCCAACATAATTGAGATTGCCGGGGTTATTATTTCGCTCGCCACGCTTTAGATCACCAGAAGGAAGCCCTGAGATTTCTTCGCCGAAGCCAAACCAGCCGCTCAGCGTCTGCCCTATGCTACGCGGGTCAAAACCGGTCTTGTCCTTGATGTAATCAGCTGCACTATTCGCACTGGCGGACACTGCAGGTAACGCGTCCGGGTTACCCTGCCCCTGATTTATCAGCTCGCGCCCGATCACATAGGCATCTTTCCATCGTCCGTCTTTAATGGCGTTGAGCAGGCGCGCTATCCCGTCGAGCATTTTGGACAGCTCGCCAAGGTTTTCCATGAGGTTGCTCATGTCCCATTTGGCTGTCCATGTCTGCGGGTCGATGCCTAGCAGGCGCATAACAGCATCTTTCAGATCGTCGACGCCTTTGATGGCGCCCTTAATCTGCGGCTCCCACTTTTTCCAGTCGATGAGTGACTGGCCGCCTTCCTTCCACGTTTTGTAATCTTCCCACAGGCCGAAAATTGCCAGTGCAAGTGAGCTAATAATTCCTATCGGGGATGTAAGGAACGCGCTATTTAAAATGCGCCAGGCCACTACTAGCCCGCCAAGAGTCGTAATGAGTTGCTGGGTGCTCTTATCAAGCGTACCCCACCAATCACGAATATCTCCTGCGGCCTGAATCAGCCTATACACGACACGGCCAATCACCTCGGCGAGCCACAGGATGCCTTTAACACCGCTGGTAATCGTCTGCTCAATCTTCGGGAAGTTGTCGACGATTTGCTTGCGCAGCGTGTCGATAGAACCCGAAAGCCCTTCCGCCAGGTTAGAGCCGATCTTGTCGCGCGCCATCCCTGCCATCTGGCCGAACGCACGCAGAGACGTCATGAAGCGGTTAGAGCTGGCGGCCGCCTGGTCAGCATTGAAGCCGATAGCTTTCGCCATTTGCGTATACTGCGCGCCAAACTGCCCCATACCGCGGCGCATTGCCATCAGCGTGTTTTCATCTATGCCCAGCATCTGCGCATACTGATTTGCGCGGTAGTAAGGCATTTTATTCAGCTGCTGGCCGACGCCTGTGAAGATGGACGCCATATCCCGCATGTTGCCGCTGGCGTCGCGCGTCTGAACGCCCAGGCGATTCAGGAATCCTTCGGCGCCGGGATTATTACGCATAAAGCGCGAGAGGCTTTCCAGTGATCCGCGCGCGGCTTCTGCACTCGAACCGGCCTGAGACGCAGCATAACCGATCGCCTGAATGCCCGCGACGGTTGCGCCCGTGCGCTGAGACGCCCAGTAAAGCTGGTCGAGTCCGCTGGCTACCTTCGCAGTAAACGCAACCACGGAAATCGCTGCAGCTTCAACGGCAACACCCAGCTTCACCGCCTGCGCGGTTGTTCCGGCAATGACCGTATCAAATTTGCGAGCGCCAGCCTCGTCAACCTGAAAGCCGAGGCTTACCAGAAAATCCTTGATAGTCTCAGCGTTCATTTGCCTCTCTCCAGCGCTCTATGCGGTTATTGTTGTCTGCCTTCAGGTCGAGCCAGTCATTCATTCGGGCAATGTCTGCCAGATCTACCGAACCATCCTTCAGGGCTGAATAGCTGATGTACCCGGCATCAACCGGGCGCATCAGAAAATCTTCGCCATCAGGAAGTGATTCCAGCGTCAGGCCACTTACTGGGGAGCAGTCTCGCTGGCGGGGAGTGCGGGCAAAAAATTTCCCAGGCTGTCGCCTACCACTCGACCAACCATCTGCAGCATGCTCATCAGATCGATGTCGTCGAACATCAGGGCTCCCTGTGTCATGACAGGCGCCCACGCGTTGCCGTTTTTGCGTGAAACCACAGACAGGCAAGGGAAGATGATCGCGTTCGTGTCTTCGTCGCTCATGCCCGACAGAGAATCAGCGATTTTTGGCAACGCGGTTTCCATCGCCTTATAAACGTCACCGCCCTCTGCTGCGGCTTTGATGCCCTGAAAGTCAGCCAGCATCCCGGCCAGAACCGGGAGCAGTTTTCGGGAAACCTTGAGCTGATCGAATACGCTGAGCTTTGCCGTGCGGTACTGCACGCCTTTGATTTCAAATTCCATGGATTAGAACTCTCCGAGCATTTCGTCGATTTTGCCGCAGTCAAATACCCACGCCACTGTCCCTGCCACCTTCGGGTTGTTCCAGTCCGGCTGCCGCTGGAAAGCCGCTGAACGTGCGGTGACGATGTCGCCAGACGCTTTGTTTCGCAGAACAAAAACGTTGTTGCCCCAGAGGGACGAGGACTGGCTTTGCGCGTTGTACATCAGCGAGAGCTTTTTATTCATCGGCGATGTTTTCAACAGGTTCACAGTGATGGTGCCTGATTTTCCGGCGTGAAGGCTGTGCATAGGCTCGCCATCAGCACCGATAGTCATGGTGTTTTTGCCCTCGGTCATCGTTACCGTAATGCCTTCTTCTGAGTTGGCAGAGCCGTAGCCAAGATCGAGAATTCCTGTCGGGCCGGTCATGGACGCGGTGATGTCCATAAAGGAGTAAGTCGCCATTTATGTCCCCTTAGCGAACAACGTTGATCTGAACATCGGCGTAGTGAACCGCGCCGGCCAGTTTGATTGCCGCCTGGATAAGCGGAGCCTTGCGGGCTTCTCGGTCAGCCTGTGACTGTGAGGAAAGCGGCTGCGCATAGACGTAATAGCCTTTCGTCAGCGTGTCGCCTGCGGTGATCTGCCCAATGTCGCCACCATTCCATACGCCCGGCGCTCCCAGACCATTAGATACGGCCTGATCCAGGGACTTCTCCACTACAGTCAGCAAGCGGGTAATACCAGCTTCTGTCTGCGGAATTTTGGTTGTTGAGGTATACAGCGCGTTAAAGAGATCGGTCTGCACGTAGTTTTGCAGCCAGTCCAGGCCGTGGCGCTCATCGAAGAAATCGCCGTTAGCCATCACACCCTGCTGCAGGATCGCCGTGTCATTCGCGTAGTAAACGTAAACGTTCGCGTTTTTCGCATCGACAGCTGCCGCCTGCGAGCTGGTCAGGGTTTCGTACGTTACGCC